TCGCCGTCGCAGTTGCATTCACAGGCTGGACTGGTGGCGCCCATGCAGCGGGCGTTGCAGACCTTCGCGGCGTTGAACGTGCCCACCACCAGCTTGCCGCGGACCATGAACCGGCGGCAGGCGGGGCAGACGAACACGTTGTGGTTCAGTTCGTACCAGGCCTTCGCACTGATCGTGTTCAGGGTCGACTCGACCTTCCAGACGTTTTTGCAGGGGCACTTGAAAATGTGGCGGTTCGTTCGGGTGGCGACTGCGGTGTTCATGGTTACAGTATGCACTATGCTTAGCAAGTGTGCAAGGATTACGATGTCACAAAATGCAGAATGCTTAGTGCCGTGACCAACCCCGTGGTCCTGACCGATGCCCAGATCATCCACGACTTCGGTTTGGAGATCGACCGCCTCCGCCACGAGCTCGCCAACGCCAGAACCCACATCACCCTGCAAGCATCCATCAATCACCTGCTCGAGCAACACATCGTCTCGCAGGACACTGTCATCAGGGCTGCCCGCTCCCTCGTAAACTGCCCAGCCTCAGGCGCTCTCGTCTGCCATGAACGCCTCGAAGCCGCCATCAGAATCCTTGACCATGCATCATCCTGAATCCATGCAGCTCTACCAGATCGGCGACCGCGTCTACGTCCCGCTCAGCGGCATCACCGCCGGATCTGGCACCATCCAGGATCTCTGGCCCCGCGGCTTGCTCTTGATCAAATTCGACTCGGACGGCGTCGTCGCTCCCTACCAGCCAGACGACGTCAGACCCCTGCCTGCGCACGGTAAAGTCGACCCTGATGCCCGCGCGTTGATTTAGCAACGGAGATCAAGTGACGTTCCAAAAAGGCCAGAGCGGTAATCCAGCCGGCCGTCCCAAGGGCGAGCCCACGATTACCCCGTGGCTCAGACGTCTGCTCCTGGAAAAACAGAACGGCACCACACGCGCCGAACTGGTCGCTTCACGCCTCATCCAGATGGCCCAGGACGGCGACGCCAAAGCCATCGCCCTTGTGCTCGAGCGCATCGACGGCAAGGTGACCGATCAGGTCGACCTGACCTCCGACGGCCAGGCGTTCAGTTTCTCCATTCAGCGCGCCCATGCCGACCGCGACGACTGAGCGCACCGCCGCCTACACCCGGCCCTGGATGGCCGACTATCAGTTGGCCGCGGTGTTCGCGCCTGAACGCTACGCCATCGTGGCCGCCAGTACAAAGTCCGGCAAGACCGTGGCCTGTCTGGTGTGGCTGCTCGAGCAAGCGATGGAAGGCGCACGCGGTCAAAATTTCTGGTGGATCGCTCCGGTGTATTCCCAGGCCGCGGTCGCCTACGAACGCATGAAGTACGGCATTCCCAGAGGTCTCTACAAGCCGCGTGAGACCGACCTGACGCTCACCCTGGCCAATGGCGCGGTGCTGTGGTTCAAAAGCGCTGAGAAGCCAGACAACCTGTACGGCGAGGATGTCTACGCCGCGGTGATCGACGAGGCCACCCGTTGCCGAGAAGAGGCCTGGTACGCGGTCCGGTCCACGCTCACCGCGACCCGTGGGCCGGTCCGCATCATCGGCAACGTGAAGGGCCGTCGAAACTGGGCGTACCAGCTCGGCGTCCGCGCCGAGGCGGGGGAACCCGGCATGCACTGGGCCAAGATCACCGCGTACGACGCGGTGCAGGCCGGCGTGCTCGCGCAGTCCGAGATCGACGACGCCAGGAGCAAACTGCCCGAGGCCGTCTTCCGCGAACTGTACGAAGCAGAGCCCAGCGACGATGAGGGCAACCCGTTCGGCATCCAGGCGATCCGCGCGTGTCTCGAGCCCATCCACCTCGAGTGTGAGCCCGTGTGCTGGGGCTGGGATCTGGCTCGAGCCAACGACTGGACCTGGGGAATCGCGCTGTGCGACCACGGTGCCGTCTGTCAGTCAGAACGCTGGAACCAGACCCGCTATCCCGACTCTGAACACGAGAGCGGCTCGAGCTCACATCCCGAGTACTGGGAAGTCACCCTGCGCCGCGTCAAGGACCTGGTCGGCCGATTGCCCGCCGCGGTCGACTCCACCGGTCCCGGCGGCCCCATCGACCAGGCGCTCAATGCCGCTCACCGCAACGTCGAGGGCTACGTGTTCAACCAGCGCTCCAAGCAGCTCCTCATGGAAGGCTTAGCCGTCGCCATCCAGCAGCGCGCCATCGCGTTCCCAGAAGGCCCATTGTCCGTCGAGCTCGAGGCGTTCGAGTATCAGTACTCCCGAACCGGCGTGCATTACGGCGCGCCTGAAGGCATGCACGACGATGGAGTCTGTGCCCTGGCGTTGGCCGTCTACAAGTTCGGCAAGCTCGAGGGCCTGAGGACGCTGGGCATCCTGTTGACCACGTCGACCAGGATCAAGCACCACGGCGCACTGGTGGGCGGCAAGAACCGCGACGACTGGAGGAATCCACTCGAGGCATGACGTATGCGGACGCACTCGAGCAGCAGGTGCGGCGACCGTCTTCGCGGTGGTGCGATGACCGGCGTGAAACATTGACGTGAAACGTACACTGAGTGCATGCCGACTGCATCCGCACGTGATCTCGCCGGCGACGCCGCCGTCCTCGCTGCCAAACTCGAAGAATCTGATAGCGCCACCATTTACACCGAAGTGCCCGGTCTCGACGAAGACGGCGCCACAGCCCTGCTCGGCGCTGATCCACCGCTCCACGTCGAGTTCGACCAGGTCCGCCAGTTGTGGGCCGTCCGTCTGGCGACGCCAGAGGAGGTCGCCGAAGCCCAGGCCGCCGCAGCAGCGGCTGCTACCGCCGCCGTGGCAACCCGAACACAGGAGCACGAGAGCAAAGACACCGCGCGTCACTGATGCGCGAAGGCGACGTCCCCACCAGCGGCCAGCTCGCCACCATGTGGTGGTCGAAGTACAACGAATTCCAGACGTCCCGTTTGCGCGTGCGGGACTGTCGCGACTGGCTGAATAACCGCTGGGACCCCGTCGTCCCCAAAGACTTCGCCCAGGTCGCCGGCAACCTGGCCATCAAACTGCCGTACGCCATCACCGTCCCGTTGCACGCGGTGCAGATGCTCAGTGGGAAACGCCCGCGCCTGCGCCGTGACCCGATGGGCAAGTCCGTCACCGCGCGTACCGGCGCGTCCGATCTCGAGGTCTGGGCCAACGCGGCCATCACCGCGATCGAAGAGCAGCATGGGAAATTCTGGCGACCACTCATGGACATGCTGTTCAACCAGGGCGCCGGCGCGGTGCTGTGTTTTCCCGCGTCCGCGGGCTGGGAAAACATGCCCTCGTTCGTCGACGACGACGGCGGCGTGTACCCGCAATTCAAGCGCCAGACGATGAAACAGTCAGCGTCTGAGTACGAGGAGTTTCTGCTCGACTGGCGCGCCAGACAGGTGCCGATGAGCATCAGGGTGATCGGCATCGACCAGTGCCTGCCCATCCTGGGCCCAGGCCACCGACTCGACGGTCTACTGGTGCGCTCGCAGTACGCCCAGGAAGAGCTCGAGGCGCGCGGCTACCGCTGGCGGTTCGGCGACACGGGCCACATCGGGCCTGGCTACGACCCCGATTACATGTCTCAGTCGCGCGGCAGCTACCCCAAATTCACGCTGTACGAGCTCTGGCGACCAGGCAGCGTCGTCTACTACATCGGCCAGGGCGTGACCGCGCCGGCCACCGACGGTTCGAATATCACCCTGGCGCACCGCGTGAATGCTGGCGGCGAGACCAGCCTGGCGGCGATCGACCTGGCCAAAGACTTCGGGATCACGCGGCTGTGCGGCACGTGGGTGTGGGGCTGCAACTTTGCCAGTGAGACCGACCCCGACCGGCGCGGCGTCCCGTTCCTGTGGCCGTTCCTGAGCGTCTTTCAGGGCATGAACAACCTGGCAACCGCCAAACTGGCGCACGCCTGGCAGCACGCGTTCGGCGGCTGGTTCATTCCCGCCAATGCCGACGTCAGTCCCGACCTGGTCATGGAAAACGGCCGTCCCAGAGAGATTGACATACAGCCGATGAAGGCGCAGTACGTGGCCGGCACCCCGGTGCCCGCAACGCACCCTGGCACCAACAAGGACGTCGACGAGCTGATGGGCCTGATGCTGGGCAGCGTCCACGAGGAGGCGCCCTCAGCGGCCGCAGGCGGCGGTCCTGGGGCAACCAGCGGCCACGACCGCGCGCTCATCAGAAGCATGCTGCAGGACGCCTACGACGACGTGCTGAACGGTGGGCTCGAGGCGATGACGTTCGTGGGCAGCATGGCCACCGAGATCGCCGATCGCATCGTCGAGCACTACGACGTCACCGTGCCGGTGTATTGCAGCGTCCAGCCCAAGGGTATGCGCCAATCAGTCAGAAAAGCCCAGGAGCTCACCAGGGATATGACGCAGGGCGTGTACGACTACTGGGCCGAATATCCGCCAGAGGAAGGCGAGAACCTGCCGTACGCCCAGATGCTCATGCAGTGGTCGCTCGAGGGCCGCATCCCACTCCGCCAGGCCCTTGAAAAAGGTCTCGGCGACGAGTCGCCTGACCAGACCATGATCGAGATTCAGACCGAGAAACTGCTGTTCAATACGCCGCAGGGGCAGGCCTACTTATTCCAATTGGTCGCCAAAAAGTTGGACGATGAAAAGATGGCGCAGTTGTTCGCTGCCGTTCAATCGGGCCAGGCGATGCCGGACGGCACGCCGACCGCGGCGTTGCCAGGTGGTGGGCTGCCGGGCCAAACCGGCCAACTGCAAGGGACCGCGCCGCCACAGCCGGTAAACTCAGCGGTGGGCGGGATCATGGCGGGAGCCATTGGCGCTGGGCCGATGCGTCAGGACGTGCTCGCTTCCCAGCAAGCGGGCGCCATAGTCGGACCGGGGGCCGCACCTCCTCCGGGTGGATAGGCGCATGGCAGGCAAAATGCCGAACATTGGCAAAGACACCCAGTCGACGAGCTACCCCGACCCGAGTCTGGCCGGCAAGATCGGCACGGGCAACACGTCGCTGGGCTCAGGCCCGCACAACTGGAACGCGGCCAACTTCGTGCAGGACCCCGAAGTGTTCAACGCCTCACCCGCCACGAAGAAGAGCTATGCGTGGAATAAGGGCGAGACGGGCAACGCCACGTAGTCATGGCCAAAGCACCCAAAATGCCCAGGGTGAAGATGCCGCCCATGCCCAAGGGGCCGAAGGCGCCGGCAATGGGGATGGGTGCAACGCCCAACCTTGGCGCTCGAGCCATGCGCACCCCCAAGGGTTTTTCCAGGGGGAACATCAAGCCATGACCAGAGCCAAAGCCGAGAGCGACAATCGCAACGGTCAGGGCCCGGCGGCGTACCCCGACCTGGACAAGATGGCGCGTCTCAACGCGCAGTTGCTGCCGGCACAGCCAGGCGTGCTCGAGTGCGATCGGCACAGTTATCCGTGCCCGCCGCAGCGATTGCACAAGGGCTCTACGCCGACCGGTGGTAACGGCGGCGGTCACCTGCATTCGTACTGATTGATGCCACTCAAAAAGAGCGCGAGTAAAGCCGCGGTCAGTCAGAACATCAAGACCGAGATGGCTGCCGGCAAACCTCAGAAACAAGCCGTGGCGATCGCGCTAAACACGCAACGCAAGGCTAAAGCGAAGAAGTAAATGGCCGGCAGCGCCTCGAGCCAGGACGTTTTGCAGCAAACCGTCAATGGGTTCGCGCAGCGCGTCAGCGAGTACGCCGACGGCATAGCCGGGCGCCTGGGCCAGCCGCTCAGCGGCACGCAGTTGAGCAAGGATGATGCCGTGCAGCGCTGGAATTTCTCGCCGCTCGGCTCGACGCAGGCCGCCGATGCCGCCTATCACCAGATGGTTGCTCAGGGCACGCCGCCGGGCCAGGCCCTCGACCAGGTGTACCCGATGCGCAGCATGCTGTACCGCGGCGCCGACACCCAGGACGCGATCAGCAACGCCCGTCAGATCGCGGGATGGGCGGCGGACGCGACCGGTCAGCCAGCGCCCGTAGAGCCGAAGAACTCGACATTGCCGCTGCTGATGGCGCAGCAGCCTCCAGTACAGGGCGCACCTCCGCCGATGCCGCTCCCAGGCCCTGGTGGACTGCCCCAACCCTCTCCGGGGCCGACGCCAGGTCCTGGGATGGCGATGCCCGCGATGCAGCCACCACCGATGGCTGGGCCTGCGCCGATGCCGATGCCGGCGCCAATGATGAGCTGACATGCCCCTCAAAGTCGCGCCCGATCCCAGCAATCCCGGCAAATTCATCTGGGTCGATTCGGCGACCGGGCAGCCAGCGACACAACCCGGTGGTCCCAACACGCCGTATGTCGCCCCCAGCGACACGACCAACGTGAACATCGACCCCAACGCCAGCAAAACCACCACGCCCACCACTGCGCCCACGACTCAGCCAACGGGCCCAGCCGCTGGGCCCGCGTCGCCAGGCACACCCAGCGTCGGTGGCTTCAGCGTCGCACAGATCATCGCTCCGTCCGACGAGGAGCTGCTGCAGGCCCACGGGGACGTCGCCAAGCTGTGGGACCAGATCCACACCCAGCAAGACCTCGTCACCAAGCTGCAGAACGATCCGGCGACGGTCGGTAACCCGGCTTCGCTGACCGCGGCCACGAGCACCCTGAATGGGCTGTACTCGAGCCTCAGTCAGGGCATGCAGCGCGTCGAGACCGCCAACGCGGCGCGCAGCAAGACCCTCACCGACGCGATCCACAACGGCACCGTCGATCCAGGTCAGGTCGATGTCGCGAAGTCCACCGCGGCGAAAGCGGACGCTGACGCTGGGCTGGCCAGGACGCAGGCCAAAGTCCTCGACGAGGGCTCAGACGGCCAGAAAGCGCTCGTCGCGGCACAGGCGACGCAGGCCAGCGCCCAGGCGGCATCCGCGCTGGCGACCGCCGCGGCGACCACGGCCAAAACGCCGGCCGAGATCGACCAGCTCAACGCTCAGGCCAAGGCCCTGAACGCACAGGCCGACCAGACCAACGCGCTGCTGCCGGGTCTGATCGACAAGCAAAAAGCCGAGACCGGGCTGACCAACGCCCAGACCAGCCTCACCGGCTCGCAGTCACAGCTCGCCCAGGCCCAGGCCACGCAGGCGACGGCCAACGCGGGGCTGACAGACGCCCAGACGGCCCAGACGAAGGCGCAGACCTCGACGCTGCTGCCGGCCCAGGTCGGGCTGGCGGGCGCCCAGGCGGGGCTGGCTGGCGCGCAGACAGCCCAGGCGCAGGCGGGCATTGAGAAAGACAAGCTGGGTCCGCTGTACGGGCTGCAGGACCAGATCAAGGCCATCCAGACGATCCAGCAGCAGGTGTTCGGCCCAGGTGGCTCGGGCGACCCCAACGAGGCCAACGACCTACTGAAACAGTTCACGACGGCGACGCTGTCCGGCACCACGCCGTACGCGGCCAACGTCGCCGCGGCCAACGCCGGGCTGACCGCGTTCGGCACCCAGGCCTCATTGACCAATGCAGCTCAGGCAGCCGCGGCCTCGAGGGCGAACCAGTACACCGGGACTGCCGGCAGTGTGCTCGGCTCGCTGCTGGGAGTGATGAAGGACGCGCCGGCGGGATCCCAGGCCCTCGGGCCCGCGTTCGCGGACGCGATGGGCCAGATCCAGCAGGCGACCGGAGGCCCGAGCCAGTTCACGCCACCCCAGCAACCCCAGGCGCCCGTGCTGCCGGCATTGCTGCAGAAACTGGCTGGTCAGGGCACACCGACCGGGCCAGGTCAACCGCAGCCACAACCTCGGCCCCAACCGCAGCCGCAGCCCCAACCGCAGCCGCAGTCCACAGGACCGACGACCAGCGCGCCGGTGACGATCAACATCGGTGGCCAGGGCCAGGGCCAGACGCAGTCCCCGCCTCAGCAATTCCCCGGTCTCGCCCAGGGCTCGAGCGCCCAGGGCACGCCGCTCTCGGCTGGCCCAGGCTTGCCGATGCCGAGCATGCTTCAGAATTACGCCCCGCCGACCACGGATTATGTCCACCAGTTGTGGGGCAACGAGCTGGGCTCGGGCGCCGTGCGTTCGCCCTACGCCGCGATGGGGCAGGGGGCCTGAGTCATGCCAACGTATGCGCTGCCGGATCCGTCAGGAAGCGGGACGATCTATGCCAGCGGCAACTCGCTGCAGGAAGCCGAGCAGACGGCCGCCAGCGCGCGCGGCATGGCGTCGTGGACGGGCGGCAGTTTCGGCGCCGGCAGCAATCCTGGTGCCAGCACGTCGCCGAACCCCGGCCCGACGACGATCAATCCTCAGGGTCTGGTCAACCCCAACCTGGGCGGTCTGAACGCGCTGGGCGCGCAGGTTTCGGGCGTCACCCAGGCGCAGCTCGCCCAGCAAAAACAAGAGTTCGATGCGCAACTGCAGTTTGCCCAGCAGCAGATGCAGCAACTGGGCATTCCTCAGTTGCAGATCAACCAGCAGCTCGCCCAGTTGCAGCAGCAGCAGTTCCAGAGCCAGCTCGCCCTCGCCCAGCAGGCGCAGCAGTACAGCCAGGCGGCGACGACCGCGGGTCTGACGGGCTATTTCAACCCGCCAGCGGGCGTGCCCAGCGTCGCACAGTGGACGAACCCGACCGGTGGCGGTGCGGCGAGTGGTGCTGGCGCGACGGCCGGCGGGGGCGCGGCGGCCGCGAACCCACAGGACCAGTACGTGCAGGCCAGGACGCAGCAGCTCATGAGCGTCGCCGGCATGGGGCAAAGCCAGGCGCAACAGACCGCGCAGTCCGAGTGGGGCCAGGGTTTCGCCCAGTCCGGCAACGTGGCCTATGGCATGCCGACCGGTTTCTCGATGGGCGGCCAGACGACGACCGGCGCGCCCACCACCAGCGGTGGAACGAATCCCCAGGACCAGTACGTGCAGGCGCGCACCGCCCAGTTGCAGCAGATTGCGGGCATGCCCCAGGCCCAGGCGTCCCAGACCGCGCTGTCGGAGTGGAACCAGGGCATGGCTCAGTCCGGCAACGTCGCGGGTGGCATGCCGCCGGGGTTTTCGATGAGCGGCCAGACGACGACCGGCGCGGCTGGCGATGGTGGTGGGACGAATCCTCAGGACCAGTACATGCAGGCGCGCATTCAGCAACTCATGAGCGTCGCCGGCATGCCTCAGGGCCAGGCCCAGCAAACGGCCCAGTCCGAGTGGTCGCAAGGGTTTGCCCAGTCCGGGAATGTCGCCTACGGCCTGCCGACTGGCTACAGTCCCGCCGGCGCGGCTGCCGCACCGGGCGCCTCAGACGGCTCTCAGACGCCCGCTGGTGGTGGTGGTGGGGCTGGGCAGCAGACGCTCGCGGGCGCGCTGCAGCAAGCGCAACTCAGTGGCCAGTACCAGGGCGCGCCGACCGAGGCCGCCAGCGAGTTTGCCCGTCAACTCGCCCAGGCGCAGCAGCAGTTCGCCGCGCAACAGGCCCAGCAACAGGGCCAATTCGAGCAGTCGTTCGGACTTCAGCAGGGCCAGCTCGGCCAGCAGTACCTGTCCACGGCCGCTCAACTCCAGGGTCCGCAGAACACGTTCCAACTCTCGAATTATCTCCGCGGCGCCCAGGGTAATCAGGCGGTGCCCACCTATCTGCAGTCGCTGGCCAACAACGTGGGCATGCCCGCTTTCCAGGGCACGGGCAGCACGCCGCCGAACACGCAGACGGCGGCGGGTCTCGCCGGCCAGTTGGGAGGCACGACCTCGGCCACGCCGGGCTGGGACTACAACCAGACCCTGGGAGCGATCCAGGGCATCATGGGCCAGGGTGCCCAGAGCCTCGGACCTGGCGCACTCGAGCGCCTGAGTCCCGACGAGCTCCAGGCGCTGGGTTCGGGCATCGGTGCCGCGGGCGGGTCATTGCCGTCTTTCCTGCAGCAGTACCAGCAGAGCCGCATCGGCCAGCAGGCCCCGACCCAGACCGCCCTGGCGTAGCGTATGCCGAGCGGTATCTGGCTCGACGACGCGACCTACCTGCAAACGGCAGGGCAGTTGTGGGCGCAGCAGCAAACCCAGAACGTCCACGCCGGGGTCAACTGGGCCCAGCAGGCGATGCAGGACACGATGGGTCGCTTGCAGCAGATGGTGCCCCAGGTGTCGCCCACGCCCACGCCAGCGCCTGCTGCGCCTGCCCCGGTCGCACCGCCCGTCGAGGCGCCGCCGCCGCCCATGCCGGCGCCGCCACCCGTGCCGATCGGGGGATTGACGCCCGGAGCCGGGGCATTGCCGACACCCAGCGACCTGAGCGGCGGGGGCATCACGCCGCCATCACCGGCGCCCACGCCACCGCCGGCCCCAATGCCTGTGCCCGCGCCCGCGCCATCAACCCCGGATGTGGGCCAGAACTGGGCGCAGCAGCAGATCCAGAATTTGCTGAATCCGTCCACGCCACCATCCTCGAGCACGCCCACACCCGGAGCGCAGCCGATCCCAGGGCTCGGCACGGGTTTGCCAACATCCGCCCCACCAACAGTCGCATCACCCGCAGCGACGACCAGTGCGAATGCGCCCGCACCGAGTCAACTGCCGCCCATCGACTCATCGAGTCCGTCAGCCTTCGCGAAAAGCTTTGCGCCGTACGCCCAGATCGCCGCGCAGAAACTCGGCGTCGATCCGACCTGGGTCACCGCGATGGCTGCCAGCGAGTCGAACTACGGCAAGGCGGCTGGCAACGAACTGTTCGGCATCAAGGCACTCCCCGGGCAGCCAGGCACGAGCATGCAGACGCACGAGGGCGAGTACGGCGGCACCCAGCAAAACGCCACGTTTGCCAGTTACAACTCGCCGCTCGACGCCGTAGACGCCTATGTCGACTTGCTCAAGAACCACTACCAGGGCGCGCTCGGCGCGCAGGACCTGGGCACGTTCGTCCACGGCCTGAAACAGGGCGGCTATTTCACCGCGGCTGAGGACGAATACAAGGGGATTTTGTCTGGTATCAGCAACCGCATCGGCGGTGACGTCCAGGCCGGCCTGCAGCAGGTGGGCACGGGTATCGACACGGCGAAACAGGCGGTTGGGAACGCGGTCAGCACCGGCCAGACAGCGGTCAACACGGCGGTGCAGGGCGTGCAGTCCGCGGTCGCGCGCACCTCGCAGTTCGCTCTGGGCTTGAGCTCAGGCGATGCCATGGCGTTCTGTGGTCCGACCGCGGCGTTGGCCTTCGCCCAGACCTATGGTCGCAATCCCACCGTCGCCGAGGCCAAGCAGCTCGCCCAGCAGATCGGCTGGAATCCCGATCAGGGCATGGCTGGGCCGCAGTCTGAGGTCCAACTCCTCAAGACGATGGGCGTGGATGCGCACATGACCCAGGGCGTTGATTGGGCGACCGTTGGCCGCGACGCCTCCGGTGGCAACCCGGTCATTATCTCCACCCCTGGGCATTACTACTACGTCGACGGCTACAACCAGCAGACCGGCCAGTTGCACGTTGGCACGTCGGGCACCGACCTGAAGGGTGGCTCCGAGTGGATGACGCCCGACCAGATCAACGGGATGCCCCAGTCGCACGGCGGAGCCCGCGCGGCTATCTTCGCCGACCACCCGCTCGCTCAGTCTGACGGGCTTGCGCAGTCAAGTGCGCGTCTGACGATGGGCTCAATGCAGCCAGGCAATCAGCCAGACCTCGGGTCGTCGATCGGAAATGCGGTCGCCACGGCGCCGCTGCCGTTCCTGGGTGGTCAGAGCATCTCAGACATCGGCAATCTGCTCGGCCAGAACAGCCAGCAGCTCCAGCAAGGCCGCGACCTGGTCGGCAACATCCTGGCTCCGACGGCCAGTGGGCTTCAGACGAAAGCCAACAGCATCCTTCAGGCGGTGCAGGACGTCGGCTCGCAAGCGTCCCAGGCGGGTCAGGACTTGCTCACCCAGGGGCAGAACATGCTGGGGAACGCGCAGAGCGACATTGCTCAGGCGCCGACCACGATCCAGGGCATCCTGCAGCAGAACGCGCTGACGAGCCAGGGCATCCCGAATATCGGCGGCCAGGCGCTCGAGGGCGCGGCGAATGTGTCTCTGCCATTTCTGGGGAACCAGAGCGTCGGGGACATCGGCGATCTCCTCGGCCAACAGCGGCAGCAGCTCAGTCCCATCGGGCAAGCCTGGCGTGACTCAGGCGCAGCCGCATGGAAAGCCGAGAACTTCCCTAGCGTTCTGGACCCTCGGAAGCCATTCGACCCGAATGACATGAACCAGGCCATGGCGGTCGGTGGGATGGTCGGGCCAGTCGGTGAAGGCGCGGCCATTGGCAAATTGGCTCAGGCGGCGATGCCCGGTTTCGAAACCGGTGCACCGGTTTCGATGGCCGAGCGCGCGAGTCTCTATCACGTCGGCAATGTCATCAGCAGCACCGCCACCCTCGCCAAGGTGGCGTTGAACTCGATGGTCAATCCGGCATGGTCCTTCGTCAGCCGCGGCGCCGCGGACCTCGCGGGTGCGACGCCCCTCGGCCGACTGGCCGGCATCGCTCCCGAGGAGGCCCTGGGCCGCGCACAGGGATCGGCCATCGGCGCGCAGGGCAGTATGGCGACCTGGGGGCAGCAGTTCCTGAACGGCTTCAGCGACCGTCCATATTCCCTTGCTGCTCGCGAGTCGAACCCTCTGGCGCGTGCCTGGGCCACCGCGTGGGAAACGCCAGGCGCGCTCCATAACGCGTTTCAGACGGCCGGGCAGAGCGTCCTCGAGCAAATGGAAATCGGGCGCCTCGCTGGGCAGGATGCCGCGGCGCAAGGTCTCAGCGGTCAGGCGTTCCGCGATGAGGTCGCGCGGCTGATCGCCGATCCGCGACCGGGCTGGGCCGCGTCGGCCCAGGGCATCGCCAAACGTGCGGTGTTGCGCGGCGACCTGGGAAGCCTGGGCCAGATGTTTGGCAACCTCGCCGGGCAGGGTGCGATTGGCGGGACAGGCGGTGCCGCGCGCCAGATGATCGGCAACGTCCTTTTCCCGGTGTTCCGGATTGGCATGAACGCGCTGACGCAGGGCGTGGAAAAATCGCCACTCGGTTTGCTGGGCACAGGCATCGACGTCGCGCGCGCGGCAATCGGGCGAGGGCCATACGCTGCGGCTGCCGAGGGACTCGGCCCATCATTCGAGCGACCGCTGTCGTCCGCGGTCACACCTTTGAGCGAGCGGCTGACCAACAACGTGGTCGGGACGGCGGTCACCGCGGCGCTGGCCAAGTACGCCGCCGATGGGTCGATCACCGGTTCAGGCCCCACTGATCCGCAGCAGCGCGCGGTGCTCCTGGCGCAGGGTTGGCAGCCCAACTCGGTGCGTACGCCGATGGGATACGTCAGTTACCAGGGCACGCCGATTGAGGTGCCGGCGGGTCTGGTCGGGGAGTTCGCCGACGCGCTCCACAATCCCATGTCGCAGCGCGAACTGCAGCAGTCGCCCACCGATGTGGTTGCCGAGCGACTGTTCGCCGGCACCGTGAACATGCTCACGTCCCGTACTGGGCTGGAGACGCTGGGGCAACTCTCGGACATGATCCATACCGCAGCCCAGGACCCCGAGCAGGCGAAGGCGCAGTTTGGCACCGGTCTCGTGGCCAATACCCTCAGCGGCTACGTACCTATGGCGGGTCCGCTGCGCGACATTGCGAAGGCCACCGATCCGCTCATGCGTCAGCCACCGCAAGGCGACCTCGGCGCTGCCCTCGGTCAGAACATTCCGTTCCTGCGCGAGCAGGTCCAGCCGCGGCTCGACGTCCTTGGACGCGCGGTCGCCAATCCGCAGCAGGGCCTGGGCGCCATCCTGCCCGCGCGGCTCGGAGCGGGTGCGGAAAGTCCGATTGCGAGCGCCATGGCGCGGGTTGGCGCGGCGCCCTCGGCTGTGCCCCTGACCGTCCCCTACGGCCCGTCGCACGAGGTGCGCCTGACCCCCCAGGAGCGGCAGTCCTACCAGCAGTACCGCGGGCAGGTCATCCAGCAGGGCGCCGATGCGCTGGTGCGGTCGCCGCAGTGGCAGCAGATGCCTGACTTCGCGCAGCGCGCCGCGCTCGAGCGCATCGACTCGGCCGCGTCCGAGGCCGCGAGCAGAATGGTGCTCGGCGACATCGTGCGTTCACCTGGCTCGCACACGATCGTTCCGACGGGTGTGCTGGCGCCGGTGCAGGGCTACGCTTCGGACGGTCTCGACCAATCCATGCTGTTCCGCAACCAGGCCCAGCACCAGGCCCTCATTCAGTCGTTGCTGGGGAGCTAGGGCGAGACCCAGAGTGGGCAACTGACCGCGGCGACTCCGCCAGCCGGCGTGGGCACCGTCGTGCAGCCGCTGCTCAGCAAACGTAAGTACACGGTGTTGTCGATCAGCAGTTTGTTATTGGTGGTGTCAACGAACGGGTACGTCCTGCGCAGATTGAGGACGAGCAGGGTCGCGCAGACCATCAGCGCGGCGATGAGGATCGCGAGGACCAGGGGCCAGGATTTAGACTGAGTTTGCATCCGGAAGAACCTCCTTCGGTGCCTGCTCCCGGCTGTTTGACGCAGTGCGGGAGCATTTTTGTAGCGTGTTATAGCCCGTTGGTCATCAGGCGTCGATTGACACAGTTGCGGCTGGCGTCACTTCATCGCCCCAGTCGATGGTGCCGGCCACGGTGTCGAACACGGCGACGCCGTAGAACTCCCTGCTGGCCAGGTCATTAGCCATTTCCTTCGCGTCGGCCGCGTCGTCACACGCGTGCAGCAGGGCGCCGAGCGACGTGTAGTTCTCGTCGCCAATCACGCGGATCTCGTAGCGCATGCTCATCAGGCTACGGCTTTCAGGCGGCGCGGTTCGGGCTGGGTTACGGCAGCCTGCAGGACGGCGTACAGGCGGACGGCCAGCACGTGCTTGCAGGGTTCGGTGCGGTGGTATTTGGCGTCGGGGCAGGTGCAGGTGGTGGAGTCGGCGGCGTAGAAGGCGCCCTCGAGGCGCTGGCTGGGGATACCGAATCCGCCGTCGGGCAGGACCAGCCAGTCGGCCGCGCTGGCGGTGAGCTGCAGCGCCTTGAGGCTGCGCGGGTTGTCGGTCGACAGGGTGATGTTCATGATGGCTCAAGTATACAACCGATACGGTGACAAGTGCAACCATAACGAGTGCATGAATGGGTGGGTCTGGGGTAGACTGGTACCATGACTCACACCACTGCCATGCCGCGTCGTCGTCCTGATGCCAGCGAAGCGACTGAAGACACAGTCGCGGTGACAATTCGCTTTCCTGCTGAGTTGCGCAAGCGCGCGCTGGGCGTCGCCCAGGACGAGGACCGCTCGTTTTCCTCGCTCGTGGTCTACGCCCTGCGGCGCTACGTCACCGAGCACGAACGTCAGGGAGATCGGTAGTACACTGGTGGCGTCTGAGAAATGCCAGACGCTGAGCCAGGCGCACCTGCCCCGACGAGTCCGGACGGCGAGTCCCAGGTCACCATCGCTCTCGGTCCCGATCAATCGATCTACCCCGAGAGCCTGAGACCCCCTGAGACGACGCCCGCACCACCCGCCGACGACGCACCGGAACCTGACGAAGCAACGATCCCCGAACCGCCGCCCGAAAGCGCTGGAACCGTCGTCCCCCCCGAACAGGGTGAGACGCGGGGGACCCGCCGACGAGCTGCCGACGAGGCGTACCAGCGTGGGCTGGCAGAGGGTCAAGCCAAGTACGAACGGGAGCAGGCCGAACGCACACGCGCCCAGCAATACGAGCAAACCCAGCGCGAAGCTACGCAACGCGTGGACAGTCTCTTCCAGGACCTGGGGTCCAGTGACTGGGCAACCGTGGATCGGGCCCGGCGCGAGCTCGCGCAGATGTACGGCGGTAACCGTGAGGCGCAACAGCTTCAGCAAGCCACGCGGCAGCAGATCCTGACCGAAATGGCCCAGGATTTTTCAAAGCTCCGCGACCTCGAGGGTGTCGGCGAGAACGAGTACCAGAACCTGCACAGCGCCCCGTCCGCCGCGGACCTGGCCAAACGCGCCTTCGACCTGGGCAAACGCTCGCGTGAGGACCAGGTGGCTCGGCTCGAGGCCGAGCTGCAGGGTCTCAGAGGTCGACTCGTCGGCTCGCGCGCCACGCCTGAACGCGCCAATGGCTCGAGTCACTCAGACGGCAACGTTTCGATCGAGGAATACGCGACCCTGTCGCCGAAGGACGCCCGCAAACTGAGCCCAGCGCAGATCGATGCGATGACGGCCCAGATGCGCGCCGACGCCGAGCGCAGTCGCAGCTAATCAGGGCTGACTTCAAACAGCCCTCCACCGGAGGGTTCATACCACCTTGGCCGACGTCACGATTACGACGGCCGCGCTCTACATCGACCAGGTCTGGTCGCCTGAACTCAATCGGGCTATCCAGTACGACGTCGTGGTCGCGGCATTGTTCGACGACAAAAGCGCGCTGGTCGACCAGCACGCCAACACCAACAACCTGCCGTCGAGGCACAACCTGACCGCCAACGCCAAAGCCGCGGGCACGGCTTTGACCCCGCAGGCCATCACCGAGACGCAGCAGCAATTCGTCCTGCCAATGACGAATGGGCACAGGGCGATCGCCCAGGAAATCGAAGACATCGCCGAGATCCAGAGCCGGTACGACATCCGTTCCGAGACGACGATCGCCGGCGCGTATGCCCTGGCGCGTCAGATGGACGTGGATGCCGCGAGCCTGTTCGCCGCCGCGACCAACTCGAGCGGCACCTCGAGCGCCGAGCTGACCGACGATAACCTGATCCTTGCCCGCACCCTGCTGCGCAACAACGCCGCGCCCAGGCCCTGGTACATCGTCGTCCCCCCAGCCACCTACTCCGGTTTTCTCAAGCTCGAGAAATTCACGAACATGCTGTACATCGGCGAAAGCACCGAAGGCACGGCGGTGGAAGAGGCCAAGGTGGGCCGCATGTATGGCGCCGACGTGTATGAGTCGCAGTTGCTGGCCGGCTCAGCACCAGCCGCGACCGGTGCGTTCTGGAGCAAGACGCACTACTTCAAAGCGATTCAGCGCCAGCCCACCACCCACACCTGGTACAGCCCGCTCGACCTGGCCTGGATCGTCAGCATGGACTGCATCTACGGCATGTTCGAGCGACTGGAGGCAGACGAGGCCGCGGCAGCCACCACCAACTCGAGCAACTGGGCTGTCAAGCTGCTCTGCACGAAGTAGACCGCCGTGTCGAACGTCGACATGTTCCAGGGCGCCAACTACGCGGCGTTCACGACCAGCAACGTGGCCGTGAAAGCTCGCCCTGGCCGCATCGCCAAAATCGTCGTCACCGTCGCGATCACTGGCTCGCTCACGATCTACGACAACCCGTCCGCGGCCAGCGGCCAGATCCTGTACGTCTCGGCCGCCACGCCAGGCGTTGGGATCATCCCCATCGACATCCCGGCCAGGACCGGCATCTTTCTGGTGCCCGGCTCGGCCGGCGCGGGCATCGTCGTCTATTCCTGAGCATGCCGAATGTCATCGTCAGGCCCGATCTCGAGCAGCAGGCGTACGCCGTGAAGTTTCACGTGCGCCTGCCCGCGCGGGCGACCGCGGACCTGATGCAGCGGCGGCTGCAGTGGTCGCTCGAGCGCATGATTCCGAGACTCGCGCGGCAGGGGTGGACGTTCGTGCGGTTAGACGCCCGCCCGCCGCGCGGGCCCCTGCCCGTCGTCCCCGTCAAAGGGTTCGGAAAACCGCCCCCCAAACGCCGGCGGGTGCCTGGCCAGCCGTCGCCACCGCCGCTGCCAGATGACAGCCTGGTGCGCGTCAGCACGTTACCCACGTTCGGGCCCAAGGGGGCCCACCTGATGACCGACGAGGTCGACTGGGAGTACTCAGCGCTCTTTCATCGACCGACGATTCCTACCGCCTACGTACAGCAGCAAGGAGAGCCCGAGCCAGCATGGCTGAAACATTGACCGCCGACGCGCCGAATGCCGTCATCGCCGACGAGGGCCTCGTCTACTGCCGCGCGCCAGGCGGCGAGATCGTCTCGACCGACGCCTCGCCCATGGAAATGATGAAAAAGATCAACCGCGGCTGGCAGGTCCTGAACGACTACGGCCAGTTCGGCTCGAACGTCTATTACATGGACAACCCCTACGAACCGCTGTTTCAGGCCGGCGGCGCCCACGAGCTGGGCGTCGAGCAGATCGTCAACCTGGGGTACCACCTGCGGCCGCCGCTGGTGCCGACGTGTGACAAACACGTGGGCCAGACGAAGGATCACCTCACCCACGCGGGCCGGCCTGGCGCCGGCTCGGCCAAAGCCCAGGGGTGCTGGCGCGGCGCGCGGCCGGTGCGCTTTCCCCAACTCGAGCGCATGCAAGTGCCGCCGGCGCCCGACGAGTGCGAGTTCTGCGATCGCGACGATTTCCCCACGGACCGTGCGCTGAAGCAGCACCAGGACGTCATGCACAACGACCGCCGCCAGCAGCAGGCCCTCGGCGAGGCCATCGTCTCGGGCCTGCACCAGACGGGTGTCGTGGGCGGCGGAGGGATCGATGCCGCGGCGATCGCGGCGGCCGTGGCGGCCACGCTGCAGACGCTGGGCTACGGCACACGCACCACGCCAGGCCCCGACCCGGTGCCCGATGACGACGACGAGGACGTCCCAGAGCCGGCACCAGAGCCGGCGGCGGCGAAACGCGTGCTCAGTGAACGACAGCTCGCCCATAACGAACGCCAGCGCGCGGAAGCGGCGGCACGCCGCGCACGTCCAGTCGCCACGGCTTCAGCCGGCGACGACTAATTCACCAGGAGGCTTTCCCCTATGCCTGGCACTCGAGCCCAATCCAAAAACATCATCGACACGATCGCCGGCTATTCCAATGCCGCGGTCGTCGCCAGCCAGTTCCTCACCGAATGGATTGTCGTGGCCTACGGCCGCATTACCGGCGTCAAGGTCTACGCGGTGACGGCCGGCACCGGCGGCGCCAATACCGTCGTCGACGTGCTGGTCAACGGCACCAGCATCTGGGCCACGGCCGGCAACAAGCCCACCTTGCTGGCCACCTCCACCGGTGAGTTCGCCAACGCCGTCGGCGATCCCAACAAGGTCGGCGTACGACCCGGCGACCGCATCTCGATCCAGGTCGCCTCGATCTCGAGCACCGGCCACGCGCGGCTGAGTGCCACGGTCGCCCTCGAGGGCAACGCCTGAGCGTGAAAGAGATGGCGCAGGGCCTCGTCCCGCAGGCGGGCAGCCTGAGCGCGCGCATCATCCGCGCGTGTCCCGAGCACGTCCTGTGCGCGCTCGAGTGCCCGGCGCGCGCCGTCGAGGACCTCGGCACCATTGCCCAGTTTGAGCACAAGGAGGGTCGGTCATGGCGTCGCTTGTTCCGTCGGTCGGAAAAGCCGTAATCAGCGGGCGGATGTTCGGCGGCACGCCGACCCAGACCGAGCCGCATTTCGTGGGCTGGGGTACGGGAGCCGGCGCGGGCGCCGCGGGCAGCACCGACCTGTCGACGCCGGCCACCGAGGCGCGCGTCTCGGGCACCAGTACTCAGGTGACGACTTCCGCGACCAACGACACGCACCAGGTCGTCGCAACGATTACCGCGGCCGGGAGCAAGACGATCACCAACGTCGGCATTTTCGACGCGGCGGGCTCGGGCTCACCGCCGTCGGGCGGCGTGCTGTACGCGATCTTCGACGGTCTGAGCCAGGCGCTGAACTCGGGCGATTCGATCCAGTTCACCGCCAAGGTCCAGTTCAGCTAGCCGTGGCGAAGTTCTCGAGCACCCATTCGCAGGCGGGGACGACCACCGAGCTCAACTCGCTGGCCAGTGCCGCCATCGCCGCGAGCGCGTCCGTGGTCGACAACACCACCAACCTCGACCCGTGGGCGGCCATCCAGGGCAGCATCACGTTCAACGCGGCGCCCACGATCAGCGATAGCAACACACTCGACGTGTATGCCCAGCCAGCGTGGACGGGCACCACCTACCAGACCATCGCGGCGAGCAACCTGCCCCAGGGCGCGCTCTACCTGTGCAGCCTGCCCGTCAAGTCGACCGCGACGACGCAGGTGATGGCCAGTGCGCCGTTTCCGCTGCCTGGCCCGATCGTCCTGCATCTGATCATTCAGAACAACACCGGTACTGCGCTGGCCGCTGGCGCTGGCAGTGTGACGGTCTACTCGTGGCAGACCCAATAGCGTGATCGCCCGCGACCTCGGGCTCGAGCTGCCGCGGCGTAAACCGCTGGGGCTGCCCAGAATCAACCCGCAGCACCCGCTGGCGCGCGGCCTGACGTTCGCCACGTTGTTGACGGGCGACGGCGTGCCCCGCGACCTGGTGCTGGGCCGCGCGGCCAGTGCAAGCGGCGCACCTACGGCAATCCGTAGTACTCCACAGGGTCAGGCGTTACTGTTCAACGGCAGCACCGACAACTGCAATTTCGGTGACATCGCCTCGTACAGAACGGGCAGCCAGGTGTTCACCATCGCGGCGTACGCCAATCCGCCGGCGAGCAGTACCACGTTTGGATTGGCGAGCAAGCGCAACGGCGGCACCTTCATTCAAGTGAGCTTTGCCGCCAACATGGACAACAATGGCGGCCCCGTGTCGGGGTTGCTGGGACTGTTCATGCTCGACGGCAGCAACCAGTTGAGCGGTGCCACGACGACCAGCCCGATCAACGGGGCGTTCCACCAGTTCGTCGCCACGCGGAACAGCGCGACCACGCTGCAGTTTTACGTGGACGCGGTCTCGCAGCCGCTGAACTACACCTCGCAGGCCAACGCCAACTACAACGCCACCGACCCGCTCTTTATCGGCGCGATGGGCTCGACGTCAGCTCCAGCGGGCGGGTATCTGCCTGGCTCGATCGGCTACGTCTACATCTGGCGCGGGCGCGTCCTGACCGCCGCGGAGATCGCCTGGCTGTACCGCGACCCGTACGCGATGGTCCGCGAGGCGCCCCGCCAGGAGCCGTGGTTCACCATCTGGCAGTCCACCGGCGGCGGTGGGGGCACGACCTACACCCTGTCGGGGTCGACCACGCAGCCGCAGACGCTGAGCCTGCGGCGGGCGCCCAGCCTTATCCGCCAGATCGCCCAGACCCAGACGCTGGTCCTACCCAAACAGGTGCGTCTCGTGCGGGCAAACACGCAGACGCAGACGCTCAGCATCGTCGCCCAGCGGGTGTTTCTCAGAACCGTCAGCACCACCCAGGCCCAGGCGTTGTCGCTCACCACCGCGGTCCGCCACACCTACACGCTCAGCGTCAGTGCCGTGCAGGCCCAGGTGCTGTCGCTGCTCGCTCATCTCAGCATGTCGCCGCCACCGACCCCGGTGGTGGTCCCGAGCAGTACGCCGGCCGCGGGCGTGGCCGTCAGCAATTACCTCGACTGGCCGCAACATACGATCACCTCGAGCGATATCCCACCGCCCGTCGGCAGCGCCGTTGGAGGTCCGTAATGAGTAACACCATCACGCTCCAGGAACCCAGCGTCAACGCGTTGATGAGCACGTACGTGGGCATCCAACTCGAGCGCGCGCACGTGCAGAGCGGACCATTCACGCTGCTGGTCCAGTTGCCGTACGTGCTCAACCAGACGGTCTACACCTACGTCGACGTACCGGGCAATCTGACGGACTGGTACCGCACCGCGCGCTACACCGGCGTCGGGCTGGGCCCGTATTCGCCCGCGTGGCCGGTCCAATCCCAGCAGGGGGCTGGGTTCAGCTTGAGCCAGTATCGCCACCGGCTCGCCGACGCGGCCGGTTTTAACAGCATCACCCAGACCACCTCGGACGCGACGGCGACGAACCAGCTCGTCGTCGCCGATTTTCTGAGCACCGAGCTCGAGCCGTCGTTTCTGGGCAACACGTGGGAGTACCAACCGACGGGCCCGAACGCTGGTCAGGTGCGGCGCGTGGTGTATGGCGGCCTGCAGAACGGGACGGGCACCGTCACCGTCGAGCGCGCGCACACGGCGCTGACGCTGGCTGGCACGGCCGTCGAGTTCTACGGGAAACTGCCGCCCGTCCATTACGAGGGCCGTCTGGGCCTGAACGACATCGTCAACAAGGTGCTCGCCGAGTGCTGGACGATTCAAAAACTGCCGATACCCGGCGTGCTGAATCAGCGCGTCTATCCCGTTGGCACGCTGGCGCCCTGGCTGCAGGCCGAAGACCAGGTCGTCGAGGTCTATTATCGCCCGGCCAATAGCGACCCCAACGCCGACGATCAACTGATGATCAACTGGCGCTGGGTCTCGGGGGGCGACAACCCCGGCATCGAGATCGCCCAGCTCCTCAATACCGGCGACACGCTGCTTGTGCAGTGCTACGTGCCGATGTCGTGGTGGATCAACACGGGCACCGGCTGGGGCCTGGGCACGACCGAGGGTCTCTCAAACGAGACCGACCGCGCGGTGCTACCGATCAACGGGATGGAGATCATCGGCCAGGCGTACGTCAACCTCGAGTTGTCTAAGTGGGGGCTGCCCGACGATCAGAAGCAGTACATGGCTTTGCGGGCCCAGGCTCGAGCCGCGGCGAACCAGTGGAAGCGATTGACGCTGCAGCATCCACAGGTCAGAAAACAGCACTGGCCGTCGGTGCTCACCGTCCGCTCACGGGATAACTGGGGCGGCAACCCGGTGTTCGGTACGCCTGGCTGAGCGATAAGTGCCGACATTCCCGCTGCGCGACAGCATCAATATCAACGGGCAGGATTACACCCTGTACCAGTACAGCTCCGCGCGTCGCAGTGCGCCCGGCCAGGCGCAGGGCGATCAGGAGACCGCCGCGCCGCAACTGTCGGGCGAGCCCGTCGACATCTCTGAGGAACCGCTCGTCATGGATACGTTCCACCTCGGGGCGTTCTATTCGTGGCGGTTACTGGGCGGCACGTACGCGTGGGGCGTGAACGCCGACGCGCGGTTTCCCCGGCTGGTATTGCCAGGTCCGTTCCAGAACAGCGTCTCGCCAACAGGTCAGGCGGACCACGCGCGGTGTGCTCAGGATTTCGCGGGCGACCTGTACATCGGCGCTGGGCGCTACGTGTACAAGGTCGCGGGCGGCACCGGCGCGATTACCCAGGACCAGGACCTCGGCGCCGGCAACGTGGCGTGGAGCATGTGTACGTTTGGCGGCAGCCTGTACGTCGGCACCAGCGTCGGCTCGACCTCGCAGAGCGCGCCTGGACTGCTGTGGCAGAAGAGCGCGGGGAGCTGGACCAATAACGCGGGGGTGCTGAGAAAATCGCTGGCGCAGGCCTGGTTTCAAACCACCGGCACCCTGGGCACGACCGGGGCGTTCCAGATGATCGGCCAGGACGGGGTTTCCTCCGTCCGCAACGTGGCCACCGCGCCGCTCGTGCCGGCCAACTGGGGGGCGTCGGTTCCCGTGGGCGACACCACGTACGGCATCAACCGCCTCATCGGCGACCAGACGCACGTCTACATCAACAAAGTCAACGGCATGCACGACCTGGACGGCGTCACGGGCTACGCCCCCAACCTGATGCCGTTTTTCGCCGCCGCACTCGATGACGAGAACGGCATCGCCGGTCACTCGAGCGGTGGCCAGATTTATTCTTCGCACCTGAGCGGGTTGTTCCGGCTGGACGTGAGCGGGGCGGCGAGCTCGCGGCTGGTGACGGTCACGCCGGGTCACGGGTTGCCCAACGAAACGCCGGTGCGAGGCAAGATCCTGGCGTCGACGTCGTACGGTCCCTGGCAGATCGTGTCGGTCTACAACGGGGTGGACACGTACATCTGCATGGGCCGCGACATCATGCAGGGCGATGCCGGCGTCTCACCGTTTGGGTACGGCTACGGGTACGGTCCGTCACCTTCGGCCATCGGGCCCTCGCCGATGTTGTGGCACGGCGGCATCATCGTCATCCCCAACCAGCGGTGTTATTTGCTGTACATCTCGGGGCTCAGCTCGCCGCCCAGGCTCTGGTTCGGCAACGGCACCACGACCGTCGGCTGGTGCGTGTTACCCAGAACCGAGAACCCGCTGCAGGACATCGAGTATCGCTTCGCCCAGAACTGGACCTTCTACATTTCGGGCCAGGACTGGGGGCATCCGGCCACGCCGAAGACGCTGCTGCAGGTGGATGTCGAGGGCGACAACCTGGGCGCTGGCGCCCAGGTGGTGGTGAACGGCAACGCCGAGGGCGGCGGCTACACCCGCCTGGGGGTGGCCAATACGTCGCCCCAGACGCAGATCATCGTGGGCCAGCCCTGGGACGGGCGGCGCATCGGCTTTCGGCTCGACGGCAGCAACACGAGCACCAGCGCGGCTATTCTCCGCGTGCTGATGCCGCGGGCGCAGATCCGCGTGGCGGTGAGGCCGGTGCGCACGTACCAGCTGCTGCTGGGCGAGGGCAACGTCGATCGGTTCGGAGGGAGGGACATCACCCGCGCGATCGACGACTTTCGGACGCTGCGCGCCTTGCAAACGGGCGATATGTGTACGTTGCGAGACGAGTTCGGCGAGACCTACAACGCGCTGGTGCTGCCGCCGGTGGATCGGCAATTGCTGTACCTGCGGGGTGAGTCGGGCAAGGGCACGGCCGAGCCGGTGGTGATGGTGACGCTTCGCGTGAAACTGTTGCCGCCGGAACCGGGCTCGGTGTCGACGGCGCCGTGGTACTGGGACGACGGCACGCGCTGGGACAGCGGCCGTATCTGGACGACGGCCTGAGGAGGTAATGAGTGCCCACACTTAACGACGTACTGGCTGGCTCGCAGGCGCAGGCCGTCCAGGTGCAGCAGATCATCGATGCGCTCAAGGGCACGCCCAACAAGGGCGTGCCGGTCGCGCTGGTGAGCCTCAACGACCCGAATAATTATGCGTTGACGGTTCAAAATGACGATCCCGTCAACTCACGTGCGCTGAGCGTGCTCAAGGCGGACGGCACGACGCTGATCTCGGCGGATGCGACGGGCGTGACGCTGGGCTCGCCGGTGAATGTGCCACCGGGCAGCATCTCGGGCACGGCCATCGCCGCGGGCTCGATCACCAATTCCATGCTGGGCGCGGACGTCGCGCGCGACAACCTGCTCTGTAGCGGTTCGTTTGAAATCTGGCAGCGTGGTAACGGACCGTTCAGCGCGTCTGGCGCGACGACGTCCGATCGATGGACGACCCAAATCGTGGTCACCGACACGCTGTCTGTGTCGAGAGACACCGCCAACGCGGATGGGGCAGGGGCTGACGCCGCGTGTACCTTCGTGCTGGGCACTGGCGCGGGTGCCACACGCCTATATCAGTTGCTCCGAGTGGCCGGGGAGCACTCCAACCTGCCAGGCAAGACGCTCACCGCTTCAATCCGCATCAGGGTTGCTGTCGCCAACGCGGTGCGGGTCGGACTCTGGTCGGATGGGGCATCGGGCACGAACGTCTACAGTGGCTTTCACACTGGTTCGGGGGCCTACCAGACCCTGACGGTGACGTACGCCGTGCCAACCGACGCAACGCAGGTGATCCTGTCGATCTGGTTCGCCGCCTCCTGCACGGCGTACCTCGACAACGCCATGCTGGTGGTGGGCAGTCAGGCGGCCAACTACGTGCCCATGCACCCGGCCGATGACCTCGCGCGGTGCCTCAGGTATTACGAGGCTCTGGTCGGGGGGACGACGAACGAGTTCGTGGGTACCGCGGCCTGCGTGTCGACAACCACGGCCTATACGTCGAAAACCATGCGTGTGGTCAAGGCTGTGACGCCGACCATGACGATCAGTGTCGGTGCTGTGTGGACCGCCCTGAGTGCGACCGGCGTCGGCCTGGGTGCATCGCTCGCGGCGAGTGCGTTCAACACCGGTACTACAGGACTGATCGCGACGGCGGCGAGTGGTCTGGTGGCAGGCAATGCGAGTCTGATTCAAGCCACGGCGGGAGCAGTCGTCGTGGCAGAAAGTAATCCGTAGATGAGTGTGAAGGTAACTTCATTTGATGACGGTAACGGGATGTACCTCTATGTCCACGATGATGCGCCAGGGGGTAGCCACGAGGGCACACTGGACCCCACCACGGTGACCTACGGCACGGGCATCGATGGTGAACCCGACCCGAACATCGTGGTGGTGCCATGCCCGTTCCCGGAGTGCGGCTCGGTGAGCTACTGGCCGCCAGGTGGTGGCGCCGACGCGCTGCTGGGCCAGTCGCTGCACGTCATGGTGGCGATGCAGCCGGGTCTGGGACGCGAGGGCAAGACGGCCGAGCAGGCCGCCGCCGAGGTCAAGGCGCGCGTGGTGGCCACCGACGGGGAAGCCCGCTGGGTACTCGACGACCAGGTGCTGAAGGCTCTGGAGGCTGCTCAGGCATGACCGATTTTGTGGTGGGGCCGGGCGTGGCAGAGGCCATTTCCGCGGCTGGAGATGAGGCAAGATCGGACGAACAGTTCGTGATCCTGCGTGAGGGCGACAAGATCAGCCAGACGTTCGGCCGCGACAAAATTTATTACTGGATCGAGAGGGACAACGTCGTCAGGACGTCCCCCTTTTGACGTTGTCGAAACGGCGACAGTCTGGGATCCGTGGGCAGAATGCCCACCTCAGTTCTACGATTGGAGCTGCTCGTGTGCGGCAACGGAGTGGGTTGAACGAGCAGCGGGTGCTGGTCGCGGTTCCGACATTTACACGAACCGCGAAGCGGTGGCCTACCAGATCGGGATACCCGAAAACGTCAATGCCATGTACGGCCTCATGGACAGCAGTGGAGTGGAACTCCAGCGGGTGCTCCGTGAGCATGCGGGACTGGAGACACACCACGGCTGGCTTGATTTCGATACCGCGTATGACATCTACGGCCAGACCTTCGGCCTGGTGAGCGGCGCCGCCTGGTTTCATTGGGTGGGCATACGCGCTGCCGCGAACAACCGCATCTACGTTGCCAATTCAGCCTGCGGGTACATGGGCGTGTGGAGCGAGCTCACCCGAGACGACTGGGCGCGTTTGGGCGGATTTTCGTGCCTCTGGGTTGTGTGATCGGCGGGTGGCCCAGCCGCGCTGCATGGAATCCCAGGTGCGGGAGTGAATGCCCTCGTTTCGCATAACGCGAGCCAGAGACCTGACGCCAACGCCGAGCAGGCTGGCAACTTCCGCTTGTGTGTGGCCACTGTCGTGATACAGGCGGCGGACGTCGGCTGGGGAAATAACAACACGGTCGATATAACTCGCGGCGATCACCTCCAGCCGTCGGCGTTTCTCGGGTGCCTGGATCGGCACAACGTCGAGCAAGACCTGGAAGTTCCTTCTGCCGTACAGCTTGACGTGTGTAATGTCCGCCCATTGTGGCTTCCTGGTTGGCCAACGACCCACCACGTCGGTCGTCATTCGGTACGTCAACCCAAGCACGTCACAGCAAGCAGTGATTGCGGCGATGATCGCAGGATCGGTGTTCGAGATGCTGACCATGCGCGGATGGCGTCTGCGGTCGCCACGAAAGTTGGTGACGGTGCCCTCGCCGTCAATCATGGCCGCAAGGTATGCCGCGGCGGTTTGTTCCGACCACAGAGGAAACCACGGCTGATCTATAGACTGTCTATGCATCGAGGGGCCAACTCCTTCGGTGTCGAGCCGGCGGCAGGTGACACTGCGCGCCGGCCAAATTTTACATCTTCAGCGTCGTCTGGCTGGTGTAAGGGGGAACTGACTGATGCTTTTAGGTCGTCCGGTCATTCACTGGATCGTGCTGGCCTTTGTGGCCGTGTGCGTGTTCATTCTGGCCAAGTGGCTGATTCCGCTGTTGTTCGGCGCTATCGGGGTGAACATCCCCGACCAGATCGTGCTGATTTTGTCGTTGCTCATCGCCCTCGGCGTCGTCTGGGGCGGGTGGAGCTATCGGACCGGGCCGGTCGTCTAGCGATCGAGCAGCGCTGGAGTGTACGTCGCAGAGCGGCGGCATCGCGTGCGCCTGCTCGAGGCGCGTACACCCATCGTTCCAGGGCAAACGGGAGCGATTTGGTCGGCGCGCGGTCGATTGTAGACCGCCCTGTGGCGAAGCTGTAAGGCTTACAAAGGCGCTTCGTAAAGTCGTGAAACGTCCTTTTCGCTTGACATTCGTCTCGACCTAACTCGCTTTAGGTTCTTCAAGCAGCACGCGGACCTGCTCGCCAAACCACCAGAAGCTCAAGGCCTCACGGCCGGCCGCCCCGCTTTCGGCCACCTCTCGGATGTGCCGCAGCCCTGCCCGCAGCCGCTGGACCTCGGCGCGGCACGCGCAGTGGCAGGCTGGTCCGTCGCACATATGACCGTGGCAATCGCCTCGGTTGCAGTCATCACAGCCATCGATGCGCGGATCGTGGGCTGGCTGACACCCGTCGCCGACGTGGTGAGTTTTTCCGTCGTCAGTGCTCATGGCACTGGCCGGAAGTGCTCGAGCGCCTGATCGACCTCGTCCGGTTCGAGCTGGTGGCTGACGTTGAAAAAGCCATACGAGGCCAGGCAGATATGACCGTCTGGGAGCTGGTCGTGCTCGGTGCAGAACACGCGCACGCAAAGTGGACACCAGGTGGTCATCGGCGCCTGGCAACCGGCGCGTTCGCACTTGTCGGGGAGGGTCATAGAACCTCGCTTTAAGGATAGGGACAATGGGTCATTGACACGGTGGGTGGGTGGGTGTAAGCCAGACGTGCGCGTGCGTGAGGTATGCAAAGAGGCCCCCGCACGGGTAGGGGAGATGACGGAGAGGCACCAGCGCTCTGCGGCTCGCTTGAGTTTGGACGACCCGCGAGCCGCATCGAGCACACAGGCGCCTCCCCGCCATCCCTCCATCTCTACAGGCTGGGGAGTTTTGTTCATAGTCCCCACCGTGCGCTGAGCGACGCCACTTCAGCGATCTCGCTCTTGGTCTGATCTGACAGCGACACATAGTCGCTGAGCACTTCCCGCGACAACTGGCCGAGCCGCGAGCGCAACTGGATCTCAGCGCCAGGTCGCTGGGCCAGGAATTCGGACGCGTTTGAATGCCGCGTGCGGTGCGGATGGCTGTTGGGCACCCGCGCGGCGCGGCCCAGCTCTGAGAAGATTTCGCGGACGCGGCGGGTCGACAGCGGCAGTCTTTCTCGAGTGGTAAACAGGGCGGTCACGCCGTCGCGGGCTTCGCGCACCTTCAGCCAGTTTCTCAGGGATGAGAGTGCCGGCCCCCCGTCGCGGCGGCTGGGCACCCTGAAGATCACCTTGCGCGGGTGCCCGTTCTTGGTGCGCCTGAACAGGATCGAGCCTTCGACCAGGTCGAGGTCGTCGAGCGTGGCCTGGCAGAGCTCGCCCACGCGACAGCCGGTGTCGAACATGATCAAAAGCAGCGCACGATCGCGGATGGGCTGCACGCCCTGCGCGGCGGCACCGACCAGCTTGCGGGCGTCGTCTTCAGAAAACGGTTTGCGGTGGATCTTGTTCACCCGCGGGATCTTGAGTCGAGCGAGCGGGTCGAAGTCGTAGATGTCGTTTTCCCAGAGGAAGCGCGCCCACGTCTTGAGCATCATGACGCCCTGTTTTTCGGTGACGACGCCGCCGCGACGGCCGGTGGAACGGGCGCGGAGATAAGCCTGCCACTCGCGGACGAATTGTGGGTTGAGCGCATCGAGCGAGTCGGTCGTCTGGGATTCGACCAGGAAGGCGAGGAACGAGTTTTCGTAGATGGCGTAGAGCCTGAGCGTCATGGGCGAGCGGTTCAAACGCAGGAGTGCGCCGCGGTGGAATTCGGCGGCCTCGGTCAGATTCACGGGCAACCCTCTCCTTAAGTGCCCGCTCAAATTAGAACGTGTGTTCGACAGGGTCAAGAGTGGAGGGGGGTTAAGCGGTAGAGCGGGGGACGTAACGGCGTTTGGGGGTGGCCGGGGTGTGGGATGCGGGGTGTTAGCTGTGGTTTAGCGCAGCGTTGTGCTGGCCTTAACCGACTTCCCGTCCCTCGGCGGGAAGTCGTCCGTGAGGGGTGTTGGGCATTAACACCCGTACTTAACGGCGCCTCGGCCGTCGACTTAACGGCGGTCCCCATGCTGGTGATCAGCGCGACCGTCGAGTCGCCGTGGGCTTTAAGCGCGTCCCAGAAGTCGTCCTCGTAGTCTTTGCCAACGGCGGTTATCCACCGATCGAACTGGTCGCGGATCGCCTGACGTCTGGCGGTGACCTGGGCACGTGCCCTGACGCGTGGCAGCTCGCCCATTTCGCGCAGCAGCTCCTCGTACGTCAGCCCCAGCACGGGGGCGACCTTGCGCAGGTTTGCCGCGCTGACGCTCTGCACGTCGCCGTTCAGCCACTTGCCGATCACGTTCTGCGGCACCGTGCTCAGACGCGCGAATTCGATCCGCGGGGCGTGCTGAACGCGCAGCCATTCCTCGATCAGCATCCGCAAGGTTTCCACGCAGGAGCAGGCTACATTCATTCGGGGGATAGCGTCAAGCCATTCATTGACATTCCCCGAGAGGTAGACTACTATCCCTTCGGGGATACCTGAATGGCACCTACCGATCCAATCCGCGCGGTTCTTCGAGCGCAGGGCAGAGACCTGGCATGGCTTGCCCGAGCGCTCGGCATCAGCGTGAACTACCTGCACCGCATTTTGCTGCCGCCGACGCATCCCGACATGCGCACGGCGCCCAAGGATTTTTACCCGCGGGTATCCGCGATTCTGGGCGTACCCGAGTGCTTCTTGCAGCAACCCGCCAGCGAATCTACGGCGGAGGAAGCTGTCGCCTGAACCACTGACCGCGACCTGGCCCTACCAGGGAGATCGCGAATCCGAGACAAAAAGAAAGGGTCCCGCCCTACGGAACCCTTTCAACAACTACGAGAGAGGAAAGACCTTTGGACGACCCACTACAGCCCGCAGTTGCACAGACATCATACCGAAACGGCGCACACGCGCAACCGATCCGGTCAACCAGTGACGTAACGATCTCGTCAGAGTTGGTGACCGACCGACCCTGGTCGATGCAGGCGGCATCGGACCGCGACCAGGCCATCGCGCTGATTCAGGACGCCCGCCAGCGCATCTGCGACGTGCGCCTGCTCCTGAACCATTACGACACGTCGCTGTCGTTCAAGCTGGATTCCTTCCAGCGCGAGCTCAACGACCGGCTCGGCGGACTTCTGGTAGCCCGCGAGGACGCGCGGTGAACTGGGACGAGGTGGTGTACCGCGTCACCCTGCTGGCGGTGATCCTGGGCCTGGTCTGGCTGGTGCTGGCGCCCATGCCCAACGGGGAGCCGCTCGTGCAGTTTCATCCAGTCCACGAGGCGTACATCGCATGACGACGATGCCCTCGATTCGGATGACCGCGGCGGTGGACGCGGCGTACACCAAGTACGTCACCGACCACCACGGCGACTTATCCGACGTCGAGGGTTTCGCCAGCACCATGTTCAACGCCGGCGCCCGACACGCGGTGACGGCGATGGTCATCTTCGGCGACATCGTGCCGCAGCTCCACCGCATCGAAGGCAAGGTCAAAGCCTTGCTCGAGCTGCTCGAAGCTTTCTCAGAGGAGGAGCCCTGATGGCGTACGTCATCAAGCTCGAGGGGCTGGCCGTGGGACGGCCGAGCGAATACGACGGCGAGTACCTGTCGTTCTACGATCCCGGCGCGGGCGAGCCGGGCGAGTGCCGTCTGGACACGGTGACCGATCCGCGGGAGGCGCGCCACTTCGCCACGTTTCAGGACGCGGTCAGGGTCTGGCAGGCTGACGATCCACGCCAGCCAGTGCGCGCCGACGGCAAACCCAACCGACCGTTGACCGCCTATTCGGTGTCGATCGAGCCGGTGACCTGAGCA